ATTAGATTAAGAAATTAAACAATATAAAAAATAGTGCTTGACATATTAAACAACAACGCTTAACATATTAAACATAGCAAGGCAGCAGACGCCGGAAAGGAGAAAAAGAAACTATGGAATACGTCGGAAAGAGAATAAGAGAAGATCGCAGGATCACACAAGAAGAATTATCGAAAAAAAGCGGCGTTTCCCGTTCGATTATAAACGGACTTGAAACCGGAAGAACGGACACGACCACAACAAAGACGTTATTTAAGATTGCAAAAGCACTTGACGTCGGAATAAATGAATTATTTTCGGGCGTCAATGCTTAATATATTAAGCATATAGAAAGGAATAAACCACAATGAACAACGAAGTAATGTTTAGTAGCAAGTCGGATCAATGGGCGACACCGCAAGACTTCTTCGACAAACTTAACGAAGAATTTTGTTTTACCCTTGATCCTTGCGCGACAGACGAAAACCACAAAGTCGAAAACTATTTCACGGCAGACGACAACGGACTTTTGCAGAATTGGGGGGGCAGCGCGTGTTTTGCAACCCGCCTTATAGCAAAATTGGGGATTGGGTTAAAAAGTGTTACGAAGAAGCGATCAAGCCCGAAACACTTGTTGTTATGTTGATCCCCGCAAGAACTGATACAAGATATTTTCACGACTATATTATCCACCGAAGCGAAGTTCGCTTCGTAAAAGGTCGCTTGAAGTTTGGAGATAGCAAGAACGCCGCGCCGTTCCCGTCAATGGTAGTAATTTTTAGGGCGGCAGGCGTGCAATAAAAAGAAAGTGAGGTTATGAAGTTATGGGACTTATGGACGCATTTAACCCCGAAGCAACGACAGAACTTAAAGTCGGGGAATTATACAAAATGTTGCAGCAGGCAGCAGAGAACGAGAAAACCGCGAAATTTCTTCTTAACGGAGTAAAAAACGAAGTTCCGCATAAATACATAAGGGAGATTATAACCGGAGAAAAAGAACCGGACGAAAGCGAAGACCCCGTCGTTATGAACGCAAATATTGAGATCCACGCGTCCGAGGTCGCAAGGGTAATCAAGAAAACAATTCTTGATAATGCAGCAGCGGGCGGGGACGATCCGGCAGCAAGCGAAGACGACTTCGACCCGTTACCGTTCCCCGAAGTTTGCAAAACAAAGGAAGAAAACGACCGCTACCACGAATTAGCGAAGCAGACAAAAACAGATCTTGAACATATCGCGCACGATTTAGGTATCAACAACGCGTGTTACCTTTCAAAAGAAAAGATCCTTGATCTTATTATCGAATACGAGCGCAAGGCAGCAGGCGAAGACAAAGGGGGCGAAAAATAATGCAAAAGATACCGTACACATTCAATTTGTTATTACCGACACTTTCCCCCGCTGCCAACCTTGCAATTTACGAAGACTTACGCAGCGGACAAAATCAGATCTTCAAGGGTAAGGCGATAAAAGCCCGCGACCTTGCGGACGTGGCAACCCGCGAAGTAAAACATATCGGCGTTAATGAGGTAAACAACACCGGAAGCGAAACCGTAATCGAAGTTTTTGTCTATTAAGAGGGCTTGCAAATGGTAAAGGTTAAAGACTTATTGGAAATCTTACAAGGCGGTATTCCTACCATTAGGATCATAGACGCAAACGTCCCGCAGGAAAACAACCGCGACAACGCGGGCGTTATGGCTTGCGAGTATTTAGACCGGATCGCACTTAATAAGAACTATTGGCGACCGTTCGAGGATTGCGAAGTCGTCCGCTTCAAAGTGACGCACGAAGTATCACATAAGCAATACAAAGAAAAAGGATTGATCCCGCCGTTTCGTCCCGACTTAACCGCCGAATATGAGTTAGGCGACCTAAAACAAAAGACGTATTACGACATTTATATCGACGGATCAACCGCGGGGGACGATTGGAAGAAATGAAAAAAGGGAAAAAGAAAACAAAACGGGAGTTTGTAGAAGTTGACGGAATGTTGGTTTTTGAGAAGCGGGCGTTTTTCAACGATTATTTAGAAACGCAGATCGGCGCAAATTGGTTTTTGATAAAAAGATCCTTGTTCGACACCGGATATACCGCGCAGGAAGCCAACGACTACCGCGACGGACTATTGGCGGACTTCCGCGAAATGTGCAGGGAACACGGCTTTATAGAAAGGGTTTAGGATATGGAAGACATAAAGGAAGAATGGTTTTATAGACCGATCCCGCCGTTTGAAGACTTCTTCGAGAAAATCGAAAAGGCGTTAGGCTTCAAACTGTTTATATGGCAAAAGACCTTTATTATAAACGGTTACTTCCGGCAATACGGAGAAACAACCGCGAAGAACATAAAGCGACTTACGGTTGACAATATCCCGATCGACCTTACACAAAGACCAAGGACGGCGCGCGAGAAGATAGAAAACGACGATCTTGTCGAGATCTACAAGAAATTGCAGGCGGCAGGCGTGCCAACTTGTCCGGTCTTCCTAACAAAGAAAGACAAAGAAAATTATTTCATCAAGCAGAGAGCAACCGGAAAGGGGTTATAAAATGGCGGACGTAATAAGAAACGAAGTAATAAGACTTGCCGACGTAGAGTTGGAAAGCGCACTTGAAAAGTTCGGGCTTAATAATAGCAATCACGAGTCTTTCGCCGTTCTTCGCGAAGAAATCGACGAAGCGCACGCAGAACTTGAAACAATGGAATATCTTTCGGGGCGTATTTGGGAACTTACAAAGCAGAACGCGCAGCCGGAAACGTTACGCGAGGTTTACACGAATATTTATAACACCGCGATCAACCTTGCCGTTGAAGCGGCGCAATGCGCAGCAATGGCACGTAAGGGGATCTTATCAAATATTGAGATCTACAAGGAAGACAACAAACAAAACGCCCTTGCAGCAGCGCAGGGCGGGGAAGTATGACCGCGGCAGCGGGAAGCGTAACCCAAAAAACACGGCTTGAAGCAGAACTTAAAAAGTTAGGCATAACAAGCGAAGCAGACTTGCGCGAAGCAATCCACAAGTTGCCCGCGCTTCCGATCGGAATAATGACCGACCCGATCAAGCATAAAACGAGAAAGGGGGCGGGCATTTATGGATATGGCAGGAAATAAGATCTTTGCGGTTGACTTCGACGGGACATTGTCGCAGGGCGTACCGTTTCCCGAAATCGGAGAAGCGAACGAACCGTTATTCGATATGTTGATCCGAGAAAAAGAAAAGGGATCGAGAATAATTCTTTTTACTTGCAGAACCGGACGAGATCTAAAAGAAGCCGTCGCGTTTTGTAATAGTCGCGGTCTTTACTTCGACACGGTAAACGAGAACTTACCGGAACTTATAGCCGCTTACGGCGGAGATACAAGAAAGATCAACGCGGACTACTATATCGACGACAAAACAATGTTTTATCCAACCGTTAGGCGTTTCGATTATGCGCCGGACGAGGGCGAAGACGCAAAACAGATCTACACGGATATATATAACCACAATATGAAAATGCAGGCGTTGGAAGAAGAACGCAAAGCAGAATAAACCACAAAGGGAGTTAAGAAGATATGTATAAATCAAGTTGGAATTTAAGAAATTTCAAAAAGGGGCTTCGCTTCGTTGAGAATATAGCGAAGCAAGGAAGCGTCCGCGACGTGGACTATGCGACGGGTTACGCGATCGCGTCCGTTAAGGATATGAAAAACCACGGCAGGATCACACGCGCGCAGCAAAAAGCCCTTGAAGATCTTATCTACGAAACCGCAGACGCAACGATCGACGAGATCAACCGCGACGCGGACGAAGTCGAGGGAATACACATTCTTTCAGATTAAACAAAAGAAGACCCGACGCAAGGCGGGAAACCAAAACGTCGGGTCTTCTTGAATAAACCACGGCTATATTTTAGCAGAAAGGCGGGAAACTTTCAATATGGCGGTAAAAGAAAGGATACAAGAACAAGTAAGAATATATACGGAATATGACGCGCAGCGCAGGGCGGAAGAAATCGCCGGATCTATGCTTGCGAACGCCGTTTCCAAGTTGGAAGAACTTACACAAAACACGGTTGCACTTATGAAGTCGAACGACTTGTTAAGAAAACAACTTGCAGATCAACGCGAAGCAACAAAGCGTTATTTGATAGCGGCGATCTATTACGACGAAACATATACCCGCTTGCCGGAAGATATGAAGAAAAAGTTTATTGAGATAGGGAAAGGGGTAATAAAAGACTATGACTTGCCCGTTTGATAGACGATCAAGAAATCTAAAAGCACACCGGAAGAAGTTAAAAAGGGGCAAACGTCCGAAAAGATATAGCGTTCGGCTATATTCTACGGGCGTCTTTGCCGTACTTATCGTCGTTACCGTGTTTCTTTTCTTCCTTATATATGAAGTAATTACGGCGGATCTTGTAGAAGACGCCTACGGCGCGCCACTATATGAGAAGATCCCGCAGGAAGAAACGCAGGAAGTAACCGTTACGCCCGAAGACCTAAACGCAGCGGGCGAAGATCCGGTCGCATTGCAGCAGGAAGAAACAATCACACCAAAAGAACCCGCTTTCGTTCTTCTTCCGGTAGCAATGAGCGAAGAAGACCAAAGGATCGTTTTTGACATAGCGACAAAGAACAATATTTCTTATTGCTTCGTTATGGCAATCATAGGACACGAAACCGAGTACACGAAAGACGCGAGATCTTCAACCGGAGATAGCGGCTATATGCAAATAAACGATTGTAATTTGGAAGATTTGGCGGATCACGGCTTCGTAGATATGTACGACACCGCGGACAACGTCGGCGGCGGTTGCTACATATTAAGAAAACTATTTGACACTTACGGCGACGACGAAGTCCATAAAGTTTTAATGGCTTACAATATGGGCGGCGGTCGCGCCGCCGAACTTTGGGCGCAGGGGATCACAACTTCGGAGTATTCCCGCGACATAGTAAAGCGCGAAAAGGAATTGTCGCGCTATATAGACGAACAAAACGGCTTAAATTGAAAGTATGAAGAAAGGATCGGGGGAGAATGACACGCATAAAGCATATTGACGGCATAATGTGGGCTTCGGATATTTTGAACGGTCAAAAGGAATTTCCGACATTTAATAAGAAGAAACACGTTTCAACCGAAGATAGCAGCGCGGGCGACTTCGCCCCGATCTTCGCGGCGGCTTGTAATGACTTACACGGTCAATCAGACCGCAAGGCAGCAGGCGCAAACAACGGAACGTAGTTTCTTCTTATATAATGCGTTCTATTAAGGCGACCTTGTAATGGGTATTAAGATACCGTAAATATTACACAATATGTTAGTAAATAATATATATTACGCAATATGTATATTTATAAATTATAGATAATATATATTGCGTAATATGTTAGACATAAAGGCGGGGTAATGTGAGAAAAAAATATTATGACAATTACGACTATGAAGAAGCATATAACGAACAGATAGAGAAGTTAGAAGAAGCAGAAGCGGAAAGGATCGCAAAGAAAGGCAAGGGGGCAGGCTACCGAACAACCACAACGGAAGCCGGAAAAATGATCGAGGTTGATATTTACCCAACCTTTAACGTTCGCCACGATATGCCAAGGACAAAAAGGGGCAGAGAAAGCAGACCCGCCCAAAAGAACTTAAACGACAAAAGGGCGCGCAGATATTTAAACCAACTTGCAAGCGCGAATTTTGGCAAGGGGGATCTTTGGGGAACATTCACATATAGAGCCGGAGAAGAACCGGAAAGCATAGACGACGCCGAAAAGAAGTTCGGCAACTTTATTCGCCGGATCAACCGCAGGAGAAAAAGAGCCGGAAAGGAAAACATAAAATATATCTATGTGACGGAATGGGAAGACGGAGAAAAGGGCGTCCGCTGCCACCACCACGCAATATTAAGCGGGGACGTTGACCGCGACGAGATAGAACAATTATGGTATCACGGCGACCGGACAGAAACAAAACGACTTGCGCCCGATCCCGACACACATATCGCCGGACTTGTTCACTACATCACGAAAGACCCAAAAGGTAAGAAGCGTTGGAAGACGTCGAAAGGGTTAAAGAAACCGACGATCACAAGATCATATAGCAAGTTTGGAAAAACGAAAGTCCGTAAAATGGCTTGCGACTATACATTGCTTGAAAGCGAATTGAAGAAGAAATATAAAAACGCCCGTTTTGTAGACGCCAAAGTTTACCAAAACGAAATCAACGGCGGCTTTTATATATACGCCCGAATGGTTAGGGATTGAAAGGGGGAATAACAGAAATTGAGATTGCAGAATTTAAGAGCCGGAGAAACAACCGAGCAGATCAAATTATTTAATTGGGCGAAAATGTACGAAGACATTATCCCGCCTTTAAGATTGCTTTATCACGTCCCGAATGAGGGGAAGCGATCAACCGCAGGCGGACAGATCCTAAAAGCGGCGGGCTTAAAGTCGGGAGTTCCCGACGTATGCTTGCCCGTGGCGCGCAAGGGTTACAACGCCTTGTATATCGAAATGAAGTACGGCAAGAATAAGCCGACGGCAGCGCAAAAAGATTTTATGAAAGCGTTACAAGACGAGGGCGCAAAAGTGGCGGTTTGTTATTCCGCAGAAGAAGCCCGCGAAATGATCCGCTTTTATCTATCGCCCGCCGAGGGCTTCAACCTTGTAAATTGCGAAGAAGCAATAAGAACGGTCGACGGGTGCGAGGGCTACGGGTTAGACTTTGCGCCTTGCGATAAATGCAAA